GCTAGATTATTCATTTGTATTACCTCTATATCTAATTATAAGGATAACTTACAAAAAGTAAAGTATTAATATTATTAATGTAGATATATGTAATGATTTTAGAGGATTAATAGCATCTTCTTTGTCAGTCCCTCTTACACTTAAAAAAAATCACATTATTTTACAAAATGTAAACAATATAAGGTATAATAAGATAGGTGGTCTGGAATGGTAGATATCGACAAGCAGTCCCTGAGTAGCCAACTGCACGACCACCATTACATATTAATTAATACGGAGGAACAATATGATTGACTTATACAACGATACTACAAAGGCTTATTTTGATGCTATCGATATAAAAAAAACTATTGACAGTAATAATCTTAATGACATTAAAAGAGTTCATTCTGGTACTGATAATGAAGAAACATTAAAAGATTTAATAGATGATGTTATATATTTTCTAAAAAACTTAGAACAACAATTAAAAAGGGGTAATACAATATGAATAACACACAAGAAAAGAAATGTATTGACCTTGTAGCTGACAAGTTTGCAGAACAAGAACAAACATACAAAGATGCTCAAAAGTTCTTTGAGGACTACGAGAACGCTACCGAGGGAGAACAAATAGCGTTAAAAGTAATTGACGAAAACAAAGGTAATTATTTCCACGAGTACGAGGACTTATTTGATTATGTTAATCAAACAGCTTTAAGTTGGGATTATGTAGAACCTTATACGTTTAATGATCAACGCGAAGGTTATTACAGACTCCAGTTATCTTGGGGTGGCCCACAAGATGAATTTAGAATATATACTGACTCAAGCCAAACAATACATGAGATTGAATACTGGTACTTAAATTGGAATGACGGAGCATGTATAAATGTTCCAAAAGATTCAGTTAGCTGGGATATATGCTCTTTGTTTATGGAATTAGCCTAATCTAGATCATACACAATAAATAAGGGAGTATTTGCTCCCTTTTTTTATGCATGTTTTTTACAAATAGTAATGAATACATGATACAATTTATTTTCATATTAATTAAAACGGAGGAAATTAACATGACACAAATAATTAAACTAAATAGCCTATTCAATAGACAGGCAAACAGCTTTGCACCTAAGCAAGGTTATAGACACATCATCAAGGAGCAAATGATCCAAGGTGATCAATACGAGGTAAAAGGTTTTAGAAGGACTTTTTATCAGAATCCAAATAAGACTTATTCCTGCTACATCTGGAATGATCAAGATAGCATATTCATTCAGTCTGACGTAAATGAGTCATTACAGTCATTTGTTGATAGAACTGCTGACAGAATACAGGAGGCCTTTTAATGAGTTTAGTAACAATAAAAGGTGTTGAGTGCTACGGTAAACTTTACGAGGACTGTAGCGTAGCTGTTAAGACTGGTGATGATTACTGGATGATATCTGGTAAAGACACTTGGACTAAAACAGTTGATTATGTGCTAGCTGATCCTACTTGGAATAAGCTAGCCAAGAATGACGAATTAGAACTAGAGGTGGACTAATGAAACATAATGAAAATGGGAATCAAAAAATAATGATTGAGATACCGACTGATAAGTTAGAAAAATGCACATACACAAATGAGTTAATTTATAGTGATGTGGTAAAACAATTACAGCATTTAATTAACACTAAGAATATTAGTTATGAGGTATTAAAATCATTTAATACAACCGATAAAACAATACAGGAGGTTTTTTAACATGAGTAAAGAAAAAACAATTAACATGAATGTAGGCTTTATAAATAAAGAATACAAAGACATCACCTTTGATGAGTTTGCTGAAAGGTGGAGAGATCATGCAAAACAATTTAATAAGTTGGCTTGGTGTTATAGTGACGAGTCTTTTGATGCTAACCGTCAAAAACTAGATCAAATTATAAATTTAGTAGATCAAATGATCGAAATAGCTTTTAATGATGAATACGAAAAGCAACAAAAAAAATCAGCATGATCATAAGATCGTAAGATCATACAAGAGGGATCATAAGATCCCTTTTTTTATGGATCATGATCTTAGGGATCTGTTAGGGCGGTTGAACTAAATCCCATTCTTATCACATTCTTAAAACAAAAAATGACCATAGATCTATTAGGATCTACTAGGATCTTCGTGTTAGATCCGACAGATCTAGTAAGATCTAAAATGATCATTTGCTTTCATTCTAAGGACTTACTTACATAAACCACCTAATGACATCAATTCAATAAAACTAATCAATACAGAGCATTAGGGGGCTTTGATCTGGTGGATCTATTAGGAGGCCTGGCCTTAATTTTATAGATCTATCAGGATTTTTGGGTTAGATCATATAGATCTAGGTTCCCTTAGACCACTATTTTATACACACAAATAGATCTACTCTGACCCCCCACCCCCAAAAAAGTGACTGCAACTATATAGCTATACTTACACACAAGGTTTCTCTCACACAATTTTAATTTTCACAACATTCTAGTATTTTTTATATTTGGTGTTACAATCGCTATAAGGCGGGTGTGGTCAAATATGTACTTCATATTACCTCCGTACAGACTGCACCCAAATTACTATAGATATGGAAGAAGATATGATCATGAATGTTCCTTCTGCACCTGAGATGCAAGGGACTCCTATGACCCCCGATTTATCTATGGAGATGCAATCTGAAATGGGGGATATGACACAAAACGAAATCCAAGAGGCTCAGGGAGCCCTCATGCAGATATTACAAGTTATTAACATGTTGATCGAGCAAGGTCTTAATCCAGAGCAAATTAAAGCCTTCCTAGAGCAATACGGTATTTCTGAAGAGGAACTAGAGCAAGCAGCTCAAGCTCTTGGTGTAGATATTGATATGGTACTTAGCGGTCAAATGCAACAACCTCAAGAGCCTATGATGATGGCTGAGGGTGGTGCATCAACATCTATAGATCCAAGTTACATATCTGAGTATTTACAGATGCTTGAAGAAAAACAAGCAGAATTATTTAATCTCACAAGAAAAGCTCCTGGTATAAATCCTACAGGATTAAGTCCAGACATGTCTCTAGCAAAAAGAAGACAGCAGTTTGAAGCAGCAAAAAAAGATTTAAGACAAGCAACTAGAGCACTTAATCCAGAAGTTTTTGAGATTTATGAAGCAGGTCAGTTTAGAAAATTACCGACAGCATTTTCAAAAGGTGCTATTGAAGATTATATAAATTTTGTAAATCAAAAAAAACAAACCGAAAAAAAAAACTAACAACTCAGGCTAGGCCTTTTAATATACTCTACGATACCCTACCTCCAAGAGGTCAAAAGATGTACGATACGGTTGCTGGTGGCTTGGGTGTTTTTGCTGACCCTATGCTCGCTATACCTGGCGGATTAAGTATAAGAACAATAGCTAAACTAAGAAAGTTAGAAAAGAAGTTTAATCGTGAGCAAATAGCAGCACAAAGTCCTGATCCAGTTGAAAGAGCTGCAGCTCAAAAATCAATTGAACGCATCAAAAAAGAAAGAGATAAAATCATAAAAGATGACTAATCCTAATTTTTCGCATCTATCTGATTCAGAAATACGCGAAACTCTTATGTTACAAGAGCGTTTAGCTTTAATAGAACAACAAAAAGAGTGCCAAAGTTCTTTTTTAGAATTTATTAATTACATGTGGCCAGAGTTCATTTGTGGCCGTCATCACAAGATCTTTGCTCAAAAACTTGAGGAAGTCGCAGAGGGTAAGTGCAAACGATTAATTATTAACATGCCACCCAGACACACCAAGTCTGAGTTTTGTTCTACCTATTTTCCTGCTTGGATTATGGGTAAGCAACCAAATCGTAAAATTATGCAGACTACCCATACAGGCGAGCTAGCGGTACGTTTTGGCCGTAAGGTTAGAAACATGATGGATACCGAAGAATACAAAAAGATATTTAGCAAAGTAGAACTACAAGCTGATTCTAAGTCTGCTGGTCGTTGGGAAACGAATAAAGGTGGTGAATACTTTGCTGCTGGTGTAGGCGGAGCTATAACAGGTCGTGGTGCGGATTTACTTATAATTGATGATCCACACTCAGAACAAGA